GAAGCCACCGCCGAAGCCACCGCTTATGGCAAGGCCATGGAATCGCTCGCCAAGCTGACCGGCGATGCCGACGCTGCCCAACTCGACCTGACCAAGTCGCAAAAAACGCTGTACGACCTGATGACCAGCGCCGAATGGGCCAATATGCCCGACGCCTGGAAAGAAACCGCCGTCGTCCAGTTCGAAGCCGCCCGCGCCGCCGAAGAAGCCGCCGACAGCACCAAGCGCCTCAACGACATGCTGGCCGATACCGAATCGGCCGGCATCGAGAAGGCCCGCGACGACATGCTGCTGCTCGTCGCCGCACTCGAAAAGGGCGTGATTACCGAGCAGCAATATGTCGAAGCCGCCAGCGCCCGGCTCAAGCTGAACGACAGCGACAAGGCCAAGGAATCGATCAACGAACTGGACGAGTTCACTAAATCCGCCGCCCGCAACATGCAGACATCACTCGCCGATTTCATCTTTGACCCGTTCGCCAATGGGGTCGATAACATGGCCGCCAGCTTCGGAAAAATGCTGCAGCGCATGGCCGCCGAAGCCGCTGCCGCCGCCATCATGAAAAACCTATTTGGCGACATGGGGCAAGGAACGTCGAGTGGCAGCGGCAGTGGCGGAAATTTTGGCTGGGTCGGCCAGGCTGCGCAGTTTATCGGCGCATTTTTCGCCGACGGTGGCGTCATGACCAGCGGCGGGCCTGTCCCGCTGCGCAAATATGCCGGCGGTGGCATCGCCAACTCGCCGCAGCTCGCCATGTTTGGCGAGGGCAGCAAGCCGGAAGCCTATGTGCCGTTACCCGACGGCCGCCGTATACCGGTCGCCATGCAGGGCGGAACTGACCGCCCCATCGTCATCCACGTCAATTCCAGCACCGGCGACAAGGCCGAGATCCGGCGCAGTGCAGCCGCCGGTGCTCGCGCCGCCCTCGGCGCAATAGGAGGCGCGCAGCGCTATGCCTGATTTTCTTGAAGAACGTATCAGCGGCCTCGTTCGTATGGGCGCCAGTTACGGCGACGACTACGCGGTCGATATTGTGCAGACGGCAGGCGGGCAGGAATACCGCAGCCTGATCCATCCATTCCCGGTGCGCCGGTTCGATGTGTCCTACCTGCTCGACACCGAAAAGACCTACAACGAGCTGCAGGCGCTTTATCACCGCGCGCACGGCCGCTATGCCGGCTTCCGGGTGCGCTGCGTCGATGAATACTCGACCAATGGCCGCATTGGCGAGCCGACCGCCTTCGATCATCCGCTGGCCGTGGTCTCGGCCGGCGTCTATCAATTAAGCAAGCGCTATGGCCTTGACAAGCCGGCCGGCGCTGCCGGCTACCCGCTGCGCAACATCAAGAAGCCGGTGGCCGGCTCGGCGCTGCTTTCCATCGGCGCTACGGCCATCCGTTCGGCCGACTGGTCGCTTGATACGACCACCGGCCGCGTCACCTTCGCTGCCGATCAGACCGCTGCCGTTACCGCCATCACCAAGGCGGCACAAGCCGTTCTCACCATTGGCACGCACCCGCTGGTCGTCGGGCAGTCCGTGCATGTCGGCGGCGTGGCCGGCATGACCCAGATCAACGGCCTGCGGGCGCTGGTCACCGCCATCGGCGCCACCACCATCACCCTGGCCATCAATTCGACTGCCTTCGATGCTTATGTCAGCGGCGGCGCCGTGCACACCCGCCCGCAATCTGGCGAGGTCGTTTCCGGCGGCTGCGAGTTCGACTTCCCGGTGCGTTTCAATACCTCGCTGCCCATCGGACAGGACTTTCCAGGCCACCGCGTCGTTGATGGCGTCGAATTGATCGAGCTGCTCAACCCATGAAAACGACGGTCGCCCCATTCGAATATCGCGCCATGTGCCTGCGCATCCAGCCGACGCTGGGCGCCGCGATCCGGCTCACTGACTACCCGACCGACCTGCTCATGGCAAACGGCGAGCGATACGTCACGTCAAGCGGCTATCAATTCACAGGTTATCAATCCGGTACAGGAACGACGCCGGCGGCGTTCGACTTCGAAGGGATCGCCGGGCTGGCCGGCATTGATCGTGATACGGTCGCCAGCGGCGTATTTGATGGCGCCCGCTGCTACCTGTTCGCCGTCGATTGGCGCAGCCCGGTCGAGGACTACGATCCGATTGCGGCTTCAACACTCGGCAAGATAACGCTGGTCGACGACACCTACCGCATCGAAGAAATGGCGCTGCTCGACAAGCTCAACCAGTCGGTCGGCGACATCTACACGCCGAATTGCCAGAAGCGCTTTGGCGGGCAGGAGTTCGCCGGCTGCAAGATCGCGCTGGCGCCGATTACGGTCAGCGGCGCGCTGACTGCCGTGGCGAGCGACATGAGCGTCACCGACAGCGCCCGGAGCGAGGTCGACGACTGGTTCGGCTACGGCACCATTCAATTCACCAGCGGCGCCAACGCTGGCCTCAAGCCGCTGGAGATCAAATCCTTCGCGGGCGGCGTGATCCAGACGTTCGAGCCGTTCTACTACGTGCCGGCCGTGGGTGACGCTTACACGATGGCGCCAGGCTGCCGTCGTCGCCTGCAGGACTGCCGCGACAAGTGGGCCAATGTGCCGAACTTTGGCGGCTTCCCGGATGTGCCGACCAGCAGCGTTTATGCCTCGCGGGGGGTAAAGTGACCGGCGCCGATATCGTCGCCGCCGCCCGTGCCCAGATCGGCACGCCATTTGTGCATCAGGGACGCATTCCTGGAAAGGCGCTCGACTGCGCCGGCCTGCTGGTGACCGTCGCCGCCGCCATTGGCGCCGAGTATGTCGATGTGGCCGGGTATTCGCGCATCCCGACCGGCTTGCTGGCTAGGGTCATGGAAAGCCAGCCATGCCTTGTTCGCATCAAGGTGGCCGAGGCAACTGCCGGCGACGTGCTGGTCATGCGCTTCGCCAAGGAGCCGCAGCACCTCGCCGTGCTGGCTGGCGACACCATTATTCATAGCCATGCTGCCGTGCGGACGTGCTGCGAGCATGCCTTCGACGACACCTGGCGCCGCCGGGTGGTGACGGCCTGGCGCTTTATCGGGGGGACGGCATGAGTTCGAACATGTCTGCCGGCCAATGGGTCGGCGCGATTGTTGGGGCGGTTGCCGGCTTCTTTACCGGCGGCGCGACGTGGTATGCAACGGCCGCGTCAATGGCGGCCGGCGCCTCGACCGGCATGGCGGTCGGGGGCATGATCGATCCGCCCATGGGGCCGGCTATCGTCGGCCCGCGCCTCGGCGACCTGTCAACACAAAGCGCCGCTTACGGCGTCGTCATCCCTCGGCTCTATGGCACAACAGCGGTCGCGGGGAATATTTTCTGGGTTGAGAACAATGCGCTGAAAGAAGTTGCGACGCAGGAGACGCAGGGCGGCAAGGGCGGCGGGGGCTCCGAGGTAACGACCTTCAGCTACTTCGCCACCTTCGCGCTCGGGCTGTGCAATGGGCCTGTGGTCGGCATTCGTCGCATCTGGTGCAGCGGCCGGCTCATTTATGACGCAGGCGCCACCGATCTCGAAACGGCCGAAGTGACGCGGCAGCTCGCGCCCGGCATTCGCCTGTACCTCGGCGCCGACACGCAAGCGCCTGATGCGCGCATGCAGGCGACGCTCGGGGTGAATAACACGCCGGCATTCCGTGGTCTGGCCTACATCGTTTTTGATGATTTCGCGCTGGCCGATTACGGCAACAGCCTGCTCGGCGCGCAGTTCAAGGTCGAAGTCGTCAAGGCGGCCACCTACACCAGCGCGATCCTGTCCGAGTGGCACGCGCCGGTCAGCGACGTCAATATCTACTACAACATGGCGGCCGTTTCTATTGCCGGCATTTCCGAAAGCACCCGGTTCATCGTTGCGCAATATCCTGGGTTTGATTATTTGCGCGTTCTGACATTAAACGATGACGCCACGCTACGCGATCAGAAAGTGGTTTCAGACCCCAATTTTGCCAACTTTGGGGCACAGCTTAATTACGACGTGTCGCTTGATGAAATAGAATTTGCTGCCAACCTGGAAAACCCTTCCCCCCCGTTGAAGGTGCTCGTTTTTGGTAATGCCATCGGTCCCTTGTCGGCGCTGTATGCGGATCGCTATGCCGATAATTTTATATCGTCATCCGAAAAAGGCAGCTTCGGCGTTGCGCTGACGCGAGGATGGCGGCCGACGGCCGAAAGCGACTACGGCGATTACACGCGGGTTTATGACTTTGCCGGCGGCTACGTTGATGTGCCGTATCGCGTTGCCGAGCAGTCTTTTGTTCGCAGCCTTGGTGAAAAGTTGTCGTTCGTGGTTATTGGTGGCGCGAACATCTATAAATACACGCCCGTCGATGGGTGGTCGTCTTATTCAATTACACAGCCCGCTGGCGGGCCGATAGCATTGACCGACGGCTATGTTGACGGCGGTGTTCTGGTTCGCGTCTATCGGACTGTCAGCGCTGATCTGACAACCGGCCCAACCTATTTTGATCGGATCAATTTATCGACAATGGCGCGCATCGATGACGCCTATTCGACATTCCCTGTGTCGTCACTCGTCCATGTTCCTTGGAAAACATACATCAGCGGCCAGATGATGACGCAGGCCGGCAATATCACCAGTAATATGAGTTATTACCCGTCCGACGTTTTTGTCGTGACGTCATCAGTCAACAGCGTCATACCTGGCGGCGAGTCTTTGGCCGACATCGTGGCGGCCGAGTGCGATCTGGTTGGACTCGAGGTATCCGATATTGACGTCAGCACCCTGACCGACGAGGTGCGTGGCTTCCGTGTTGGCGCGGTGGCGGCCGTTCGGTCCAACATTGACCCGCTGCAAGGCGCATTTCCGTTCGACATCATTCAGAGCGGCTATCAAGTGCGCTTCATTCGGCGCGGATTAACCGGCAGCGTGCTGGCCATCCCGGAAACCGACCTGGCGGCGCGCGATGACGCAAAACTCACCCCACGCCTGGCCCGGTCGCGTGAAATGGATACGCAACTCCCGGTCAGCGTGACGATCAATTACATCGACCACGCCCGCGAATTCGATACCGGCACCCAGTCCGCCGAGCGCAACAGCGCCAACACGGTCAACACCCGGGCGATTGAAATGCCTATCGTGATGACGGCGACCGAGGCCGCACAGAAGGCTGAAATCCTGCTTTATCTCTACTGGTCGGAGCGCGACAGCTTCGGTTTTTCCTTGCCGCCGTCGTATGGCGCGGCAGAGCCTGGCGATGTGGTCACGGTAGAGGCCGGTGGCAGCAGCTACGACCTGCGGCTGGTTGATGTGAACAGACAGTCGAATGGTGTGATCGTTTGCCAGGCGAGGCCGGTGGCGTCATACCTGAGTACGGCGGTGGCCGACAGCGGCACCACCGTCAGCGCCGCCGCTAGTGTGGCCGGCACGACGGCCATGGAACTGCTGGATATTCCGGCGCTGTCGGACATCAACGCGTCGGTCGGCTACGTTCTGGCGCTGGGCCGCTATCGCTCCGGCTGGCCCGGAGGCGCCGCGTATCGCAGCAAGGACGCCGGGGAAACGTGGTCGCTGGTGGATACAACCACCATCCCGGCCGGCATGGGCTTTGCCGTGAACGCGCTGTCATCGCCGGCGTCTTTCGGGATGGTCGATTCGTCAAGCCAGCTCACCGTCAACATGCACCTGACCGACTTGTCGAGTATCGGCGAATTGCAGATGCTCAACGGACAGAACCATTTCGCCTATGGGGTCGCCGGCCGCTGGGAGATCATCGCCGCGCGCACCTGCGAGCTGCAGGTCGATGGCAGTTATATCCTCTCCGACCTGTTGCGCGGCCGATTCGGCACCGAGACGCACGCCGCGCAGCACGCGACCGGCGACCGCCTGGTATTGCTCGACAAAAACCGCCTGAAGTTCGTGGCGGGGAGCTTGAACGATATCGGCTCGGCGGCCCTGTATCGCGCGCAAACAGTCGGCGCGGCCGACCAGAGCACGGTTCGCCGCAACTTCACATACAACGCCGTAAACCTGCAGCCCCTGGCGCCGGTGTGGCTCAAGGCGCACCGCAATACAACCACACAAGACTGGACCTTGTCGTGGGTTCGCCGCACACGGGTCGGCGGCGAGTGGCGCGACAACGTGGATGCCGCTCTTGGCGAGGTGGCTGAGATATACGAGATCGACATTTTTGCCGGGTGGCAATTTACGACCGTGCTGTTCACGATCACCGGCCTGACGTCGCCGACGGCGACCTACACCGCCGCGCAGCAAATGACCTATCACGGCTACAACCCGGAGGTGCTTTATTTCCGGATTTATCAGATATCGGCCGAGGTTGGCCGTGGAAAACCACTTCAAGCAGGCATAACAGGATAAGCCATGAGCAACAGTTCCCCGACGTTCGACGCGCTGGTGCAAAGCCAGGCCAGCAAGGAAATCACCGTCAATGCGTTTTTTGACGCGGCCAGCCCGGCGACGCTTTACGGTCGCCGCCAATCGACCACCACCGCCCTGTATTGGGGTTACTACGGCGGAAACGTGCTGATCAACGGCGTTTTGACGCAGATTGCCAACGGCGTCATCACCATGGCCGGGTCCGCCACCAACTACCTGCAGGCCAATCCATCGACGGGTGCTGTTACGGTCAACACAAGCGGGTTCACTGCGGGGTTTATACCGCTCTACACGATAGTCACTGCCGCGTTTTCCGTCACCAGTTACACCGATCACCGCCTGGCTACACCGGAATTTACCGGCCGCCTGGCGCTGGCCATGGCTGATGCAAACACCACGCTTACACAAGCGCAGGCAAGCAACCAGATACTCGAATGCACCGGCACGCTCGCCGCCACCCGAAACATCGTGCTGCCGCTGCTGGCGCAGCAATGGACCGTTTTCAACGGCACCACCGGCGGCTTCGGCCTGCAGTTCATTGGCGCCAGTGGAACAGGGGTGACCGTGGGCGCCGGCAAGCGCGCCATCGTGTATGCCGACGGCACCAACATCGTGCGTGCTACTGCGGACGTCTGACGAAAGGACCAAAATGCCCGAAAAAATCGCCGGATTCCTCGACCAGATCGCCAACGCCGCCCTGTTTTCGCTGGTCGGCATCATCATCGGCCTCGGGCAACTGCTCGCCAGTCAGGAGGTGCTCACCTGGCGCATCATCCTTGGCCGCTCGCTTTCCACGGGCGGCCTCGGCATGGCGGCCGGCGCCGTGCTTGTCTGGGTGCCTGACTTGCCGCTGCTGGGCCAGATCGGCATTTCTGCCAGCCTGGCCAGCCTTGGCACATCCGGCCTCGAGCGGCTATTCCGGCGCGCCATCGCCGGGAGGGCCGGCTGATGGAAACCGCCCTGATCAACACCCTGGCCTTACTCGTCATCATGATCGTCCTTGCGGTTGCCGGTGCATGGGACGTATCAAAACAGCGCCACCACCGGCAAACACGGCAGGACGACACGGAGTAACGACCATGATGCTCTCGCCGAACTTCTCCCTGGCCGAACTCACGATAAGCGAGTTTGCCGCCCACATGGAGATCGACAACACGCCCGGCCCGGCGGCGCTGGCCAATCTGCACCGCCTCGCCATCGCCCTTGAAAAGGTGCGCGCCTGGCTTGGCCGGCCGGTCATCATCCGCAGTGGCTACCGCTCGCCCGGGGTCAATAAGGGCGTCGGTGGCGCCCGGAAATCCGCGCACTTGACCGGGCTGGCTGCCGACTTCATCTGCCCGAGCTACGGCAAGGTGATCGATGTTTTC